ATTTGCAATATTTAGATAATCTTTTTTTGAATTCATCTATACCTAATTTCAAATATTTTTCTTTAATTTGCTTTCTTCCGGCTTCATTTGCGAAATCTTCCGACATTGCATCTACCTTAACAATGACGTTTGGCATGTATTGACCGCTCATAAAAGATTTCTTAGTCGCATTCGCTTGTTTCAAGTTCGATGCAATATCTTTCAGAGCCAACCTGTACCCGGTTCCCTTCCACGGATATTCTGGGTTCGGGTTGATTGCAAAGTGCAGCACTTCACTGGGATCATATTCTTCGCTTCCGTAAATCACCTTATATCCCGTTGACGTCTCTTCAAAACTTGTCATAGACGGCTTCAATGGAATCAACTCGTCAATATACCCATCCCTCATCACAGGCAGGACAACTGCGTTCCCGTCACCCGGTAATAGCATCGAGTAAACAATGTTGTAAACCCACGCTTTTCTTGTCATCAGCGAATACGGATTAATGTCAATCTTTCGTGATAGCTCATTCTTAATCCGGATGTCTCCATGCGGACCATTCTCCATTAAATGGATTGTCATGCCAGAAACCAAATCGGCAATTTTCTGACACGCTGCACGAATTTCAGGGTTCTGCGCCAGCGTTGTGTATCCTGACGGAAATAAAAAATCAGAGAACGTAGCTCCCTGATACACAAATACTTTATTCTGTGGTTCTGATCTAATGCTTTTCTGCTTCTTTTTCTTCGCCATTTCAATCTCCTATTCTCTCTTTAACCATTTATTTGCTGCATTTCCAAGTGCCATGTCGTCCAGCATCTGGCAGCACGAAAATACCCCTGCATCGAATAAGTCAATTCGTCTTACACCGCCGTCCCCGTCTACCTTTTCGTACTGGATCATGTCATCCACTTTTTCAATCGCCCGTACATTCTGCACACAATACTCAAAAGCATCCGAATGCAGGTAATAGAATTTCTTATTCTTTACTTTTACCTCAATATGTCGGAATCCCTCGGATTTTACATAGAAGTACTGTGGCTGATCTTGAATTTTAAATCCTGCTTTTTTCATTTTCAGGAAAAATTCACGTCCAAACTTCTTGTCGAATCCAACAATTTTGATTTTGAATCCCATCTTTTTCATGGAGATAAACCAGTTCACAATGTCATCGGGAAGCACCGTGGCTGTATTACTCATCGTCAGCCATCCATCCTCTTCCCAACCAAACAGTGGGATACCATCTTCATCCGCTTTTTTAATTGCTGCTGCCCTTGGGAAGAAAGCGTGTGTAATACAGATATCCACGTCTTTATATGTTCCATAAATTGCACCTGCAGTTAAATCGTGAAGTTTTGACAAATCAGCGCCACCGTACCATGTGATCGGCAGTTTTGCCAACTCTTCCAACGACCAGTTGTATAAATCATCCGATGTTCTAAATTCGTTGATATCAAAATATGCGTTCAGAGCATTTGTAAAGATATTTAATGTCTTATTCAAATATTCCGCTCTTAACTGCGGTTCATTCATTGCCTGCGCTGCATCATCCAGAAGTTCACTAACCGTAACAGTGACCCCGATAGACGGTGTACACATCTGCAGTACTTCCGGATCATCCAATGTCGTGATCTCGCCTTTGCTGTTTAAAACATTGCCTTCTTTGTCCTGATCTGCTTTACAAATAAAAATAAAATAGGAGTCATACGCCTTTTCTGTATTTGTTCCATCCAAAACTCCATGTAACGTATTTAACCTATTTGCTAAAAAACCATCTGGAATATCACCAGCCGTAGAAATACCAATCAAAAGTTTGTTCCGATACGCTTTCATAGCATTTTTCATCAGTATATATTTCTTTGCCGCTGCTCTCTTCCAGGAATGCAGCTCGTCAAGAATCAGGCAGTTACAGTTCAGAGAGTCCAATTTATCCTCTTGGTTGGCAATCGCATACATTTCTGCGGTACCATCTCCGAAATCAATACTAATGGAATGCTCTTGGTTATTGTTTCGGATTCTTAGCTTATCAACATCTCCACGCAAGGCTTCAACGTTATCCACCAAAAATCCAAAACTTTCCATGGTTTGTTTCACCGAGTTCGCCACAATGTATGTCTTTGCCCCAGATCTTCTGTCCAGAATACTCTTTGCTTCTGCCAGTGCAGCACTGAAAGATGTTTTCCCCTGTTTTCTTGGTAAAAAAATAAGCGCTTCGTTAAAACGCCTAATGTCTGTTCCTTTTCGGAAAAATCCAAACAAATTTACACATACAAACTTCTGCCAGTCCGTCAATAACATTGGAGTACCTTTAAAGCTCACTCCATTCTTATCCTCACCTTGTACGTGGTGGATGGTCCCCTCAATTAGATCAATCACAAAATCAAATTGATCGCTACGAAAATCCAGATCGTCACGCTCCAAATCTTCCAGAAATCTTTTGCACGCAAGTACTCTGTCTATATTTACCAGGACTTTCCTACTTACGATATCTTCCGCATAACGCACAGCCGTATCGAAATGCGGACTGTTAATACGGGATAAGTCCATTTACTTTCCCTGCTGTTTTTCCAGTAATAATGCAAATGCAGATTTCTCTTTTTTCGGCTGTTCAATTTCTGCATTGTACGTTTTTGCATTTAGCATCAGTCTGTCAGAATACGTTCCGATGTCTTTCCGTAGATTTTCGAGACTCACGAGAATAGGGCTTTTTTTACCCCCGCTTTTCTCCGTGTCCAAAATCACTTCATATCCGGAATCTTCGAACTGCTTACTTAAGACATTATACTGATAGATCATGTCTGCGTAGATCTCAATCACCTGTTTATACTGCACTTTATAGGTTCCCAGTTCTTTCATGTACTTGACTGTCCTGTCAATAATTGTTTGCCTTTGTGGTATGTATCTCGCCATCTATTCTCACCTCCTTATCTGCCGGAAAATTTATTTTCACAAATCCGCTCTATTGGAAAGAGTCCTCTCTCCCGATTCTCCTGAGACATTTTTAATTCTCAAAAGGGAGGGGGGGGATACCTTGATCTCGCTCAACTTCAAGCTTATTCCTTCTTTTTCTTTCATCAATTCCGATGTATAAATCGCAGATTCTTTTCTTTTCGTAACGATTTTTATAAAAATCTCTCCAAGTGGGGTTGATGTCACACTCCATTTATCATTAGCACCAACACCGATATCGACACACTTCTTTACTGCATCCCCCAATATCTCAGTTACTTCCGAGACGCTTCTATCTACTCGTCCACTCCACTCAAGTTCGTACATCTTGATTTCTTCCATGCTTCAAACTCCCTTCTCCTTTTCCTCTGCCAGTACAATCCAGCGTTCGTTACCTTGTCTGTCTTCCTGTCGTGCATCCGGTCATGTTGCGCTGTAGACATACTGATGAGATTC